ATGATACAGCGTGATGATATATTATCAATGGAATATTTAAAAAAGACGGAATTCACCGGATGCCACCAGGGGATGCGTTACCGTCTGGAGCAGACTGAGGATCCGGAAGGCGGCAAAAAGCTTCTCGTGACGGTCTGGCCGGAGCCCTTTAACTTTTTAAAGACACCGGAGGAGAAGAAACAGAGGGCCATGTTCTCCTTTGACGAGGATGGAGTGGTGGATGCGGTCGGCTGGATGAACGACAGATTATTTGAGAACAAAAAGCTATGGGACGAGGCGCCTTCCCGCTGGGACACTTACCAGATGTAAAACGGGAATTTTAAGAGACAGATATAGGATGAAGAAAGAATGATTTGGAAATATATAATAAGGGATCTGAACGGTGCCATACAATATCTGCCCTATGGTGTGATGGCCGGTGCCGTCATGGGACTGATCCTGAATGCAATGAATGCCAGGAGGGAGCGGAAGGGAAAAGAAGCCTTTCCGATGGCAGGTCTCATGGTGTTTTCTTTGTACCTTATGATCATACTGGTGATCACTTTTTTCTCCAGAGAGGATGGCAGCCGGAACCGTGCCATGGATCTGGAGCTTTTCTCCACCTGGGGGATCAATACGAGAAATAACGCCTTCGTGGTGGAAAACGTGCTGCTTTTCATCCCGTATGGCTTTGCATGCCCCTGGGCATTTCCCTGGCTTAGGGGATTTTTCAGGAACATCTTTGCGGCTTTTGTGACCAGCCTGGGAGTGGAGACTTTCCAGCTCATTACCGGCAGAGGTTATTTTCAGATCGATGATATCCTGACCAACGTGCTGGGAGGAATCATCGGATACTGGATGTTTTGGCTGGTGTATCATACGTTACAGAGAATACGAGGATCAAGGTCTACGCGGTGAGATAACTCCGCATGGCTTTCAATGCATTTTTTTCGAGACGGGAGACCTGGGCCTGGGAGATGCCGATCATGTCGGCGACCTCGGTCTGGGTCTTTCCTTCGAAAAAGCGCAGAGAGATGATATGACGCTCTCTGTCGTTCAGACGTTTCATGGCTTCACTGAGGGAGAGATGTTCCACCCACGTCTCTTCCTTATTTTTTTTATCACTGATCTGGTCCATGACGTAGAGGGTGTCACCACCGTCGGTGTAGACCGGTTCGTAGAGGCTCATGGGATTCTGCATGGCATCCAGGGCATAGACGATGTCCTCCTTGGAGATACCTACCTCTGCGGCAATCTCTTCCATGGTGGGCTCCTTCAGATTTTTCCTGGTCAGGGTATCGCGGGCGTAGATTGCCTTGTAGGCGGTGTCCTTCAGAGACCGTGAAACACGGATGCTATTGTTATCCCGTAAAAATCTGCGTATCTCACCGATAATCATTGGAGTGGCAATAGGATGTGCTAATGCCGTATTTATCATACTTTTAAAACTGAATATTTTTTTGCTTGTCGCAAAAGTGTCGTATATGTGTCACTATATGCGACTTTTTTTATGCAAAAATTTAATCATAAGGAGGGATGACCTTATGGGAAAATTCAAATTTTCAGATGAAACACTGGAACATATATTCAGCAAAGAACGTACAAGGGAAGTGCCGATTAAGTATCAATCAATCATGGTTCATGTGATCGAGGAAGTTTTAGGAGAAACGGGTAATGCTTATGAATTTCAGTCCGTTGGGACTTATGAACAAGCCGACATATCAGACACTTGATGAAGTTGAAATTGCGAAACAGATAGAATCAATGGAAGAAAGGGAGAATAGCCATGCCACAGCCGATTATGAATCCGAACTATTTCAATCCGCAGTATAGAACACCTATGTACGGACAGTTTATGCCACAGCAGGAACAGTTCCAGCCACAGCAGTTTATGCAACAGCCACAGCAAAACGCAGTACAGATGTACGGTCGTATTGTACCGGCACAAGAATGCATAGCACCGAATGAGGTTCCTATGGATGGCAACACAGCTTTCTTCCCCAAGCAGGACCTGTCGGAGATCTATGCTAAATCCTGGGGAGCAGATGGGAAAATCTATACAAGGCTCTACAAGCCTGTTTTAGATGCAGACCCTAACAATTTACCGTCAGAAACAGAAAAAGCGAAATTTGACCTATCAGACGAAGCCACAGAGGTATTTATGAAGCGTTTCGATGAACTGGAGCAAAAGATTGAGCAGTTGAAATCTTCGCAATCGCAAAGAAAAACTCCACAAACGCAAAGAAAGGATGATGCAGATGCTTAAGTCAATGGGGAATCCGCAACAGTTTATCCAAAATATGATTGGAAACAACAAGATTATGTCTAACGACATGGTAAAAAACGCTTATGGGATGGTTCAAAAAGGTGATTTCCAAGGAGTAGAAAATCTAGCGAGAAACATCTGCAAAACAAAAGGTATAAACCCTGATGATGTAATAAGACAGATAAAAAGTCAGTTTCCTTTTTAACAGCATATTAGAGGTTTGTGCACAAAACCCGGGAGACCTCTTTATGAATAAAATTATGGAGGTAATCTAATATGTTTGAAACAAACAACAGCCCTTTTACCATGCCTGTTATTCCGGCTGCCGGAAATGGCTACGGAAATAATGGTGCATTTGGTGACGGTGGATGGCTCTGGTTCATAGTCGTAATTTTTGCGATTTTTGGCGGATGGGGCGGTAATGGATGGGGCGGTAATGGCTCTAATTCCAGTTACTACACTGATTCTGCATTGCAAAGAGGGTTCGACACCCAGTCTATCATCGGTAAACTGGACGGAATAAACAACGGTCTGTGTGACGGATTCTACGCTGTAAACAACGGTATGCTTACCGGATTTAACGGCGTAAATACCAACATTTTACAGACTGGCTATGGAATCCAACAGGCTATCAATGCAGACACCGTAGCAGGAATGCAGAATGCTAACGCTTTACAGGCACAGTTAGCACAGTGTTGCTGCGATACCCGTGAAGCTATCCAGGGTGTAAACTACAATATGGCAACGAATACTTGCGCATTGCAGAACACCATGAATAACAACACTCGTGATATTATCGACAGTCAGAATGCCGGTACAAGAGCAATCCTTGACTACTTATGTCAGGATAAGATTACTACTCTGCAGGCAGAGAACAACGATCTGCGCAGAGCCGCTTCTCAGGATCGTCAGAATGCTCTTCTGACTACTGCCATGAGTGCACAGACACAGCAGATCATCAACGCTGTGAATCCTGCGCCCATTCCTGCATACCAGGTTCCCAACCCTAACGTATATTACGGATGCGGTTGCAACACTGGTTGCGGATGCTAAAACTGCATATCGAGTAACTTAACCTTAAGGTTATGTCTGCTATGCAGAATTACTGACAACATGGGGCAGACTATATGGTTTGCCCCTTTGATTTTGAAAGAGAGGTATTTATTATGGCTGAATATACAGCAGTAGCATTACAGACTGTGGCAGCAGGAGCGGACGTTGCTTTTACTGAAACTGCCGTAAATGGAAGTAACTGTATCAATCATAGAGAGGGATCCGGAATTGTGAAGTTAAGAGGTATCACTAATCAGTGCCGGGCGAGATTCCTTGTAAGTTATTCCGGCAACATTCAGATTCCCACGGGTGGAACTGTTGGGGAAATCTCCCTTGCGCTGGCAGTAGACGGGGAACCTTTACAGTCCACAAGAATGATTGTAACTCCGGCAGCAGTAGAGAATTTCTTCAATGTATCTGCGCAGGCTTACATTGATGTTCCTCGTGGATGCTGCAGTACGGTAGCCGTTCAGAACACTTCTACGCAAGCTATTGAAGTGCAGAACAGCAATTTGATTGCCGTTCGTGAAGCGTAGGAGGTGAAAAATCATGGATGTTAAAAGAATGCATGAAATGATTGAAAAACTTTCTGAATGCGCTAAAACGCAGTTTGACAAAGGAATCGACAAAGTAGATACTTGTGAAATGGGAAAGGTCATCGACATGATGAAAGACTTATCCGAAGCAATGTATTATCGTGAACTGACAAAAACCATGCAGGAATATGACCCGGACGAAAGCATGGAAATGTTTGATCGTTACGGTGACGGTGGCAGACGGTACTATGACCATTACCGCTATGCTGACGGCAGATTTGCACCTAAAGGTCGTGGAACATACCGCAGAGGGTATGAAGAGCCCCCATATTACCATATGACCCCGGAAATGTATCACCGTGACATGGACAGAGACATGGGGCGTATGTACTACACAGAAACTTCTTCATCCGGTATGCGTGATGCAAGAGAGGGCAGAAGTGGCATGAGCCGCAGAACCTACATGGAAAATAAGGAACTGCATAAGGCGAATACACAGCAGGACAAAGAAGCAAAAGTACGTGACCTGAACACCTACATGACCGAACTTGCAAACGACATGACGGAGATCATCAACGATGCAACACCGGAAGAAAAGACGGTACTGCGAAACAAGCTGTCTGCACTGGTAACAAAAATCGGTTAAAACACTTAAGGGGCTTATTTAGCCCCTTTTATGTTGGAGGTGGTAAGTTGTTCACGATAAATGGAATAGACTGGAATTTAAGGCTTGTACGCAGTCACAGCCCTATGCTGATGCGTTCTGATGGTACATATACGTTTGGCATGACAGATAGGAACACAAGAGATATTTATATATCAAATATGATTCATGGTAATTTCTATGATCGTGTGCTGTGCCATGAATTGTGCCATGCGTTCTGCCTGTCCTACAATTTGACTATGGACATTCAGACAGAAGAGATTGTTGCCGACTTTTTGGCTACCTACGGAAGAGAAGTGTTTGCACTGGCTGATGAACTGATAAGCGGATACATGGAAATAATGGCATAGAAAAGACCCCTGTTATGGGGTCTCTTCTTTTGATTTTTTCCTATTTAAACACTCTTTAGCCCATGCTTTTCTTTCTTCTTCAAAATGTATTTGCTCCGCAGACTTAAAATTTATAAACTCTTTAAACATTATTTCGGTTTGATACCCAAACAAGTAATCATAAATCTTTTCCATCACATCAGGGTAGAACCAAAATATTTGATAAAGATATATTGGTTTATGATCCGGTAATATGTGTTCACTACTTACATAAGATTCCCACAGATAATCCAAATTGAAATATTGACTAACATGATGATAGATATAGGAAAATAAGGTGTAAAAAATGCCTTTTTCTTTTGAAAATTCAGCAAGAGATTCTAAAAATCTATACTTTGACTGCTTTTCGAAAAAATATTCTCTTTCAGATTGGCTAACCTTTGTATATCCATGAAGCATATTTACCATTTTATATAAATTTTCGTTGCTATCTTGTGGAACAATATTTGAAAAATATAGATTCGCATTTTTTATTTCTTCCATTGCGTATTCAAATTTCATCTTGAACAATTCTCCGTTTGAAATCCTATATTTTTCAAAATATTCATGCAATTTCTTTTCATTATAATCAAAATTACTGTGAGAACAAGAAATTGCAACTCTTCCAGTCTTACCTTTGCTGTAAAATTCGCATTGCTTCGACAAGTCTTTTATTCTATTATAAGGTCTTCGAGTCTTACCTATTTTTACATCATTTTTGTATTCAATAATGTATAAATAACCAGTTCCCATGTTAGTGAATGGCTTTTCTTCTTTGATTTTGATATATTCTTTGAAACTGTATATATTCCATTCTCTGACAGCCAGTTCTGTTCCCTCAACGTTTACCAGTTCCGTCATATTCTTTCACCAACCTTTCAATTCGTTTCAATTTATCTTTCAGTCTTTCATTTTCAGCTACCACGGCACTGTATGATTCTACCATGTGGTCGTATCGTTCCTTTGGAATGGAAATCAGCATAAAACTTTTCATAAGACATTTCTCCTTTTCTTTGAAAATAGGACACAACCTATCTGTTATGGGGTGGGGAGATAAGTTGTGCCCTATGATTGCAGAGATTTCAAATTTTTGCCACTGTGCCGTTTTCAGTGGCATTTTTCGCTATTTAATCACTACCAAATACGTTATTTGGACACGGCATACAGTTACCGAAATCTCTTGAGTTTCCGCAGAATGTAATTCTAAAATGAACATAGCTTCCCAAAGCACCAATCTGCC